TGAAGGAGGTCATCGATGCTGTTGGCGACGGTCGTGATGTTGTGGTTCGCAAGAGCCGCGACATGGGGGCGAGTTGGCTGCTGGCTGCGGTGGCTGGGTGGGGCTGGCTGTTCAAGGGTTGGCAGGCGCTGCTGGTCAGTCGCGTGGAGGATGGCGTGGATCGCCCCGGTGATCCTGACAGCCTGATGTGGAAGGTGGACTTCCTTCTTCAGAGTCAGCCGCCTTGGTTGCTTCCCGGGCCTGCGGACGAGTTGCTCCGGCGTGGTTCGGAGACCCGGCAGCACATGATGTTGAGGAATCCGCTGTCGGGGGCGACGATTGCGGGTCAGGCGAGTACTGCCCATGTCGGCCGTGGTGGCCGCAGAACCCTGATTCTGTTCGACGAGTTCGCGTCGATGGGGGAGGCCGAGGCTGCTTGGCGGTCTGCGGCGGATGCCTCGGCGTGTCGGATTGCGGTGAGTACCCCACTTGGGAGCGGAACCCAGTACTCGACGCTGGTGCGGATGGCCCGGACGCAGGGGGATCCGAGGCTGGTGGAGTTGCTGTACACGGATCACCCGCTGAAGGGGGCCAATGCGGAGACCCGGGTGGATGTGGACGGCCGGGTGACGGGGATGGCTGGGTCGGAGTTCGTGTGGACACCGTGGCTTGGGGAGCAGATGAAGCGCCGCGACACGGTGGACATGGCGCAGAATGTCTTTGCGACCGAGGTGGGCAGCGGTTCGAACTTCTTCACGCCGGGAGTGGTGACGGCGCACGCGAACGAGTTTGCGGTGGGTGGGGAGAAGTGCGAGTTGCTCCGGGGTCGGTTCGTGGCGGATCCCCACGGGCGGTGGCGGGTGTTCCGCCACGGGGATGTGGAGCGGGAATATGTGATGTTCGCGGATCCGTCGTATGGGACGGGTTCGGCGAATGCGGCGATCTGCGTGATGGACGCGGACAACCGGGAGGTGGTGGCTGAGTTTGCCGACCCGAATGTCCCGCCGCACGACTTGGCGCAGGAGATGGTGGAGGTGGCGATGACGGCCTACCGGGGTCGGCGGCTGCCGATGATCGGGTGGGAGGTCTACGGCCCGGGTGCGGCGATGCACCACGACTTCCAGCGGATCGGGTACTCGGCGGTGTACCGCCAGCGGATGGTGGGAACCACGACCGAGCGGCTGACGGTTCGGTACGGCTGGAACAGCAGCCGGAGGGCGAAGCGGACGCTGCTCGGGGCGCTGAGTCGGGCGATCAGTCAGGGGACTGTTCGGATTCCGAGCGAAGAAACATTGCGGGAGATGATGGATTATGTGATACTTGATGACGGATCGATCGAGGCCGCGTCTGTGCGCGACCTAGCATCGGGCGCGCGTGAGTCTCACGGCGATCGTGTGATTGCTTGTGCTGGCGCGCTGATGCTTTGTGAGGAGGGAGTCAGTTCCGAGAACAGGGACGCGGCTCTTCCGAGCGAGGCATTGGGAGTGATTCTCAAGCACGACGAGGTGTTCCGATGAACTACGGCGCAGGCTACGGCAGCGGCAAGAAGCACAAGATGCCGAACGGCTCGATGATGTCCGGTGCGAAGCACTCGACCAAGGGCAATGGCAAGGGCGGCGGTAAGGGCGGCCCGAAGAAGTTGAAGCCGAAGAAGGGCTGATCATGTCCGCTCCTCGTCCAACGGCATCGGCGGCCCGTGGTGTAACGATCGGCGGCTTCTCGGGTCGCAGGATCATCCGTCCCTTCGAAGACCTTCGCGAGAAGGACGAGAAGAAGAAGGACGATGACGAGGACGAGAAGCGGAAGCACGAGCCACGCCGATGAAGAAGAAGCGGCCACCCAACCTCTCTGTCGGACGCGGTGAGAAACTTCCCGTGTCGAAGGGCGCTGGCCTGACCGCGAAGGGCCGCGCGAAGTACAACGCCGCGACCGGGTCGAACCTCAAGGCTCCCCAGCCCGAGGGAGGCGCTCGCAAGAAGTCGTTCTGCGCGCGCTCCGCTGGCTGGACTGGCGAGCGTGGCAAGGCTGCTCGCAGAAGGTGGAAGTGCTGATGGCTGCGAAGAAGAACTCGCTCGTCGGCAACATCAACCGCCGCAAGGCGGCTGGGACATCGCGCCCGAAGTCGAAGTCCACGGTCAGCGACAAGGCGTATGCCGACATGAAGCGCAACTGGGGCAGGAAACGCTGATGCCCCGCGACTACCGCTCCGAGTACCTGAAGTTCCAGTCCTCGACCGCGTCGAAGAAGGATCGCGCGTCTCGGAACAAGGCTCGCAGGGAGGCGATCCGCGACGGCCGCGTCCGAAAGGGCGATGGCAAGGACATCGACCACAGGAACGGGAACCCCCGAGACAACCGCAGGTCGAACCTCCGCGTGACATCACGCTCGCACAACAGGAGCAAGAAGTGATGCCGTGCGATGGGAACTGTACAACCGTCTGCTGCGTCGAGCCGACAGGTACATGCGGTGGAAGAACTTCACCAGCATCGATGGAAAGGACGCGCACGACTTCGCGATCGACGCGCTTCGCGCCGAAGGCGTTGAGTTGCGCAGGATCCACTTCGATATGGTGGATGCGATCAGGCGCGAACTTGGAAGGCGAGGCGGCGAAGGACGCGAGAGGGTGCGGTCGGAGAGGCCGCGACAGTTTCTCGACGGAGACCGGAAGTGGTTCGACCCCGAGCCTGAACGCGACTGGTTCGATGCATGGAGTTACTGGCTGTCCCCGAGGCAGCGCGAGGTCGCGCTCATGCTCTCGGAAGGTCTTCGGAAGCAGGATGTCGCCGCACGGATCGGAGTCACCCCTGCTCGCGTCTCGCAGATCGTTCAGGACATCGAGAGAATCTACACCACGCTGATCGAAGCGCGGCAGAAAGAGGATGGAACCATGACGATGTTCACGGCATTCACAGAGCAGTTCCGCAAGCAGGACATCTGCCTGTTCAGCGACTTCATCGGCGACACGGCTCCGCTCGGGGTCGTTCCGACCGCGACCACGCAAGTCTCGATCTTCTCGTTCTCCAACACGAACACCGACACGCAGCAGCCGAACCAGCCGCTCGGGACGATGACCATGACCGTGCCATCGGCCGCGAACTCGGCCGTGGGCGTGTACCCGGCGATCGGCGTGTATCCGGCCGCTCCCATCGCCGCTGGTGGATCGGTCAACCGTGACTTCCGCGTGGGCCGTGGCGAGATCGACTTCGAAGCGCGCCTCAAGAGCGTGGCGAACAACGCGAATGTCTGCGTCACATTCGGAATCGGTCTTCCGACCGACACCGGGGGCATCGCCGCAACCCACCTCGCTGGGTTCTACGCATTCGGAACCGACTCCAACTGGACTGCCGCGCTCATCGTGAACGGCTCGATCGTCCGTTCGGTCGCCACCAGCGTTTCCAAGACTGTCTTCAGCGACTTCCGCGTGTTCCTCGATGCCGATGCGAACCGCGCCAAACTCTACGCGAACGGCACGCTGGTCGCGACATTCGACGGCCAGTTGCCGACGAACGCCGGACTCCTTCCTCACATCGAGATTCGCGACCGCACGCAGACTGGATCGCTTGCGTCGGCACAGTCCGTCGAGGCCGACTACATGCTGGTCAAGTTGAAGGCCAACCGATGACCCTGCTCCATACATTCACCGATTGGATCCCGAAGAAGAACCTGACGCTGTTCACGGACTTCATTTCCAGCGCGAAGCCGTTCGGAATCGTCAGGTCGAACAACGCGACCATCGGAATCCCGACCGATGTGTACAGCAACGAGAACGCGGATTGCCTCGGAACCGTAACATGCACGCTCGGGATAGGAACCAGCGGCACGGTGTTCGCCAACCGGATCGGCATATTCCAGTCGGTCGATACTTCGGCCGCGATTAGCCGAGCATGGGACATCAGGAAAGGCGAGTACGAGATCGAGGCTCGCCTGAAGACGAGCGTCAGCGCGGCTGCGGACTGCATAATGACCTGCGGCTACACGCTGAACCACAATCAGGCTCTTGAGTCGGGTGCGTACTTCTACCACCTGAACGGCCAAACGACATGGAGGGCGGCGGTATCGGCCGGAGCGGCCGTTCCGGGGCAGAACATCCTTGCCGAGTTCGACACCGGGGTTCCCGTAGCGAACTGGCAGGTTCTCCGTGTCGAATCGACGAAGGCCGCGACGAACTTCCTGTTCTTCGTGAATGGTCAGCGCGTGTGGAAGTGGGTCGGAAACGATGTCGCCGAACGGGCGGCTACTGGTTCATACGCCATGCCGTGCATCGAGATCAGAGACCGTGTCGCCGGAGGTGGCGCACGGGCGAACTCGTTCACGGTTGACTACATGAAGACCGAGGAAAGGATCGTGCGCTGATGCCGTTCAAGTCGAAGGCACAGCAGAAGTACATGTTCGCCACCATGCCGAAGACGGCGAAGAAGTGGGCGAGCGAGACGAAGAACATCAAGTCGCTGCCCAAGAAGGCCGCGAAGAAACGGAGCAAGTGATGCCGACCCCAGTCTCATCGCAGAGAGAGCGCCTGATGCACGAGAAGATGCACCGCTCCGGCAAGGCCAAGACCCCGCTCGCGCGAGCAGGGCGCAAGATGAACGGAAACTGCAAGAAGTGCGCGAAGCGCAGGAGTTGAACATGGCAAAGGCGAAGAACCGATACGGAAACGGTGGAGCGAAGAAGGGTGGCAATGACGGCGGTAAGAACGGCGCGCATCGTGGCGCTCTTTCTCGCCGTCGCAGCGCGAAGCCAGCGGTGGTGCGGAAGACCGCGCAGGTCGGCCTTCAGGCCGGAGGCGAGGTCGGCGGCGGAAAGAAGTGAGGTGATCGATGCTCGACCTTTCGTTTGATTCAATCCGCCGAGAGGTGGAGAGCGCGGAGAGATTCCGCGACACGCATCTTTCGTCCCTTCGGACGATGGTCGAGAAGTACCACGGCCCCGCGTTCCGCGATGACCGTGCCGATCCCTACATCGACGATCCCGAGAACTTCGGACACGAGTATGTGTCGCTGGTGCTGCCCCGCATCATCCACGACACTCCGAAGTTCCGAGTGAAGTTGGGCGAGCCGATGCTCGACCTGATGATCGGGCGCAGGCTTCAGATCGCGATCAACCGCTGGTCGCGCATCACGAAACTGCGCCGGACGCTTGAGCGTGTCGCCACCGACATGCTGTTCACATACGGCGTTGCGCTCACGGTGAGTGAGCCGCGTCCCGAGGTCAGGAAGACCGATGGGAAGGAGCCGTATCTTCCCCGGGTCTACCGCATCAGTCCCGAGCGGTTCTTCATGGATCCGGCCGCGACCCACATCGAGGACGCTCGGTTCATGGGCCATTGCTACGCGATGGACAAGAACGACCTCGTCGCGCGCGCGGAGAACGACAAGACCTACGACCTTGAGGCGATCCTCTCGATCCCGTCAGGCACAGACCTCGACGAGATCCGCGATGACAACGGCCGAGACATCGAGGATCGCAAGGAACTTGCCGTCTACGAGGTTTGGGTTCCCGAGTCCGACGAGTCGGCGGCCGAGGAGATCGACGAACTGCTCGGCCCCGGCATGGTGAACGGGACGATCTACACCTTCGTGAAGGGGCGGTCGAAGTCGAGCAAGTGGGACGGGTACATCCGCAAGCCCATCCCGTACTTCGGCCCCCGCAACGGCCCGTACACCGTCTTCGGCGTGTACACCGTCCCCGATGACCCGTACCCGCTGTCGCCCCTGATGGCGATCCAGTCGCAGGTCGAGGATCTCAACGCCCACCTGACAAGCGTTCGGTCGAGCGCGGCCGCCTACAAGCGGCTCGTCATGGTCGATGCGCGCAACGCGAAACTGGCGCAGGACATCAAGGACAGGCCGCACGACTACATCATCCTGTCGGAGAGCCTCGACAAGGACAAGGTGGTCAACCTTGAGGTCGGCGGCATCACCCAGCAGCAGGTGCAGTACTCGCAGATGGCGCAGGATCGCCTCGACCGCGTGTCGGGCATCCATGACGCGATGCGCGGCAACATCCAAGGCTCGGCGACAGCAACCGAGGTCGCCGTGGCCGAGTCCAGCGCCACCATGCGCATGGCGCACCTCAAGCGCCAGTTCCAAGAGTCGGTCGATGATCTCGCTCGATCAGTTTTGTGGTACATGTGGCACGACGATCGTGTCGCATTCCCGCTCGGGCGCGAGGGCGCGGAGGCTCTGTTGGAGGCTGACCCGAAGTTCACGGGCGGCGTGCGGATGCCGGGGTGGGAGGATCTTGAGGTCGCCGTCGATGCGTACAGCATGGAGCGCGTCTCCGAGGCGCTCGTGCAGAAGCGCGCGATGGAACTGCTTCAGATCACCACCTCGGTCGCTCAGGGAATGATGGCGATGCCGTTCATCAAGTGGCGCGAGATCCTCTCGGTGGTCGGCGATGCGCTGAACATGCCGCACCTCGCCGACATGATCGATCAGAACGCCATGATGCAGATGGCCCAGCAGCAGCAGGCCGCGCAGGCTGGAGCGATGCCCGGGCCGTCAGGTGGGCCGCCGCTGAACGAGATGGGCGAGCCGAACCCGATCCCCGCAAGCAGCAGGGCAGGTCTCCAAGGAGCCGCCAACAGGGCGATGTGACATGAAGTACGAGTTCCTCGACTCCGATGGAAATGTGGTTGAAATCACCATGATGATGCGTGACGCGCCTTCCATCGGCAGTATTATCACACACGAAGGGCGAACCCTGACCCGAATCGCCAGCACTCCGCAAGTGGATCCGGGTACGAATCGCAGTCAGTATCCCTATGTCAGCACGGCGCTTCCGCGCAGGCTGGAGGGGTGCAAGACGAACCGACAGGGAAAGCCCGTCATCATGTCGAAGCGCCATGAACGCGAAGTCATGGCGCGGCACGGTTTCGAAAAGGACTGAAATGTCAGAACCCGAAGTACCAGCCAAGCCTGTCGATGAGACACCGAATCCGGTGCAGCAACTCGCTGCGGAAGCCGCCATTGATGCGGACAACTCCGAAAGCGAGGACGCTGTCCTTGATCGTCTCCTCGGCATCGACGAACCCGCGCCACGGCGGGTTGATCGCACGCCTGAACCGTCTGCTCCAGCGAACGACCCCGACTTCGATCGGGCGCTGAAGGCATTGCAGCGGGATGGCGTTCCGGCCGAGATCATCGACTCCATCCGCTCCGATCCTTCCAAGGTGAAGGACTGGGGGCTGAAGGCGGCGAAGAGGCAGGCCGATGTGGATTCGTTCGGAGCCAAGAAGGCGAAGGCCGAGGAGGCTCCGAAGACTTCACCTAAGAACTCTTCGAACAGCGATGACGGAGAAGCAGATGCGGATCCGCTGTCGCAGTTCGGGGAAATCTTCGGCGACGAGGCCGCAAAGCCCCTGCGCACCATCACCGACCGTCTTCGCTCCGAGTTCGAAGAGAAGACCAAGGCGATGGAGGTGAAGTACGAGACCCGCAGCGCCTACGAGCGTCTCGCGCCGATGTACGGGAAGAACGCCCCGACCATCGACGAGATCACAAAGGTGGCAGCGCAGATCGGGCGCGAGAATCCCGGTCAGTTCGAATCCATCTCGGACATCGTCCAAGAGGCGTTCCGAATGAGGGCAGGCGAGCCGAAGCGACCTGATCCGAGGAACTCCGCGCGTCCGACCGTGGGCCAGCCGCCTGCGCGTCAGACCCGCGAAGTCGATCGCGAGGACGCGGTTCTCGACATCCTGCTTTCGGGCGGCACGCGCGCGGACGCGCTCCGAATCCTTTCACGCTAACACAGAGAGGGCATCATGCCTGCAATCACGACCTTCAACGACTTCATGACCACGACCGGGCCGTCGTACCTGACGAGCGCCGATCAGGTCATCAACGAGGCTGTCAAGAACACCTACGCCTTCAGCCGCCTCCTGAAGGGCAAGTCCCGCGAGCAGACCATTCAGGGTGGAACCGAGATCCGCGATGTCATCATGTTCGATGACTCGCGCACCTACGACCACTACCAGCCGAACGACACCTTCGTGTGGCGCAACCCGCAGGTCACCGACTATGTGCGCGCCCCGTGGCGCTTCCACATCGACCACATGTCGTGGACTGACGCGGAGGTCGAACTCAACACGGGCGAGACCGCTGCCAGCACCAAGGTCGCCTACAAGCGGCTGAAGCGCATCAAGGAACAGCGGATGTGGACTTCGATGCTCAACGGATTCGAAGAGGATCTGTGGGCCGTCCCGTCCGTCTCCGGCATGGAGAGCGACAGCGGCAAGTTGCCGTACTCGCTCCCGTACTTCCTCACCGAGATTTCGCAGAACTTCGGCGGCGCTCTCGGTCACCGTGGCACGGCCCCGTACATCGGAACGACCAATGCTTCGACTACCGTCATGCGCATCTCTCCGTTCACGGAGAACCGCTGGACGAACATCGTCGAGATTTACAACAGCCGAGCCTCGGCGCTCACCCCGGTCGGGACGAACTGGAGCGACATCAACGCTACTGCGCTGACTGCCGACACGGTCTATGCGCAGGGAACCACGCATACTCCGGCGTTCAGCAACCTCTTCAACGCGATGGATGTCATGTTCATGCGCCTGAAGTACGAGGCTCCCTCGACCCGTCAGCAGTACTTTGAGAACGACAACCTCAATCGGCAGATGATCCTCACCAGCCGACAGGGCGTTCAGAACTACCGCAACGCGCTGCGTCTCTCCAACGACACCCTCGTCTCGTATCAGGATGCTTCCTACAGCAGCCCTGCCTACGCAGGCATCGATGTCACCTACTGCTCCGACCTCGACACGGCTGCCATCTACCCGGCCAGCGGAAGCCCAGTCACGCAGACGATTGGTGGCTACAACGGCGTTACTGGTGCGAACGGCGTGTTCACGAACTTCGGAACCGAGTTGGGTGCGAACACGATTGTCCGCGCTCCTCGCTACTACTTCGTCAACGGCAACTACCTCACGCCGATCTTCCACGCTCGGCGCTACTTCAAGCAGCACGAGGTTCTCCGTCACCCGAACCAGCCGTTCACCTATGTCCAGCCCGTGGACTGCTGGTCGAACCTGTTCTGCAACAGCCGCCAGCGTCATGGCGTTGTTGTGCCTCTCACCGTTGCCTGATCCCAAAGGAGGGACACACACATGATCGCAGGAATCATCGCCCCGACTGGAAACCTCGCTGCGGCCACGCCGCATCAGGTCATCGTCCAGCCCATTGCTGGTGTCGCCGTTACCGTTGGCGACATCGTCATGTTCGATTTTCCCGGTAACAACACCACCTACACCGACACCGCCACCTACGACGATCTCGACAACAAGAAGAACCCCTTCAATGTTGTCGTTCTCTCGACGGCCGCGCTCGGTGAGGGTGGCATCTACGGCGTTGTCACCGAGGCTGCCGCTGCTGGTTCTCGATGCCGTGTCTGCATCGCAGGCATGGTGACGGCAAAGGTCACCGGAACCGCTACGATCGGCGCTACCGTCCTCACGCCCGGAGCGGGAGTCCTTGTTCCAGCCGTTACGCTGGTTGGAACCGGAGTCGCTCTTGCGCTGGAAACGAACTCTTCAGGCCCGAATCTCCGTCGTGTTCTGTTCAACGGTTTGTCGTTCGGCTCGCAGGGCGCGTGACCTAAAACCTACTACCGGGTGGCCGTGGGAAACCACGGCCACCCGCTTCCATGCTTACCTACGGTGGCCTTCGCCAGCACATCCTCCTCGCGCTCGGCGGCCAACCGTCGATCGTCAGCGGTGTCACGCAGAACCAGCGCATCGCCGAGATCGTCAATCAGGCTGGGAACTACCTGTTCTCCAAGCAATGGCGGTTCCGTGAGCGCACGGGCCGTCCTGTCTCGCTGGTAGCCAATCAGAACTGGGCGGCAATGCCCGGTGATGCCGAGGAGATCATCAGCCTCGTCACGAAGGCTGGACTAGGCTGGCGCGTCGAACTCACGAGTCCCGAGCAGATCGAACTGTTCCGCAACAGCATGGCCCCAGCGTTGCTGGACAGCGTCTACTACGCGGCTCTCTCCCGACCGTGGGCGCAGGCAGACAATGTGACCCCTCTTGTGGCCGGGACTGCGTTTCCTGCCCCACGGCTCGATATCTACCCCACTCCGCAGGCAACCACGAACGATGCCATCATCATGCGCTACCGCGCGGGATGGACGGCCGTCTCGGGCGAGACGAATGCGGTCACCCCCGACACCTACATCATCCCTGTTCCTCCGTATGTCGAGGCTCTCCTGATCGCCTACTGCCGCGCCTTCGCCGTTGCCTACGAAGACGAAGGGCTGGCCGCGCGGCTGATCGAGATCGACAACGGCCCCATTTGGAACGCGGCCGCCATCAAGGATGGCATTGCACAGAGGGACTACGGTCGCCTGAATCCCGTCCGGTCAGGCGCGTTTGTCTCCGACCCAGTCAGGTATCGCAGGGGATTCGTGCAATGACGGAAGACAGCAAGAAGAACTCTCAACTTGTGGCATCGTGGGCGCAGTTCGTCGCGATCTGCATCGGCATCGGCACGGTTCTGATGCAGATGGGCCGCAAGGATCAGCAGTTGGCTACCACCAGCGAGCAGGTCAAGGAGTTGAGCAGCATCGTCTCCGATCTCGCGAAGGCGCAGGTCGGCTTCACACTCACGGACAAGCAGACCGAAGAGCGTCTGCGCGACCTAGCCGCACGGCTGGATCGTCTTGAAAGGAGCAAGTCTTGACCGAGTTCATCCCATCGTGGCGCACCACGGTTGCAGGCATTGGCGCGATGCTCGTCGCCATCGGCGGCGCGCTTTCCGCGACCTTCGACAACGACCCTGCGACCACGGCTGACTGGGCCGCCGTCATCGCCGCCTGCATCGCCGGGTTTGGCCTGATCTTCGCGAGAGACAACAAGGTCAGCAGCGAACAGGCCGGAGCCAAGTGATGCCATGCTCGACAGGATCATCGCGACCATCGCCCTCGGCCTCCTGTCGTACCTTGAAAAGCGCATGGAGCGTGGCTCCGTGGCGGTCGATGCTGATGTGGATCGTGATCGCCTTCGTCGTGGCGGCGCTCGCATTCGCGAGTGGCTGCGGAAGCAGGGCGGTGTTCATCCCCGATCAGAGTCCCGTGAGGCTGGGGCCGGGAGTGAAGGGAAGGGTGTGGATGCTGGTTGACGGGCAATGGACGCTGTCCAGCAACAGCATCGAGTTGCCCGAGGGCATGTACATCGTGCCTCCGAGGTTCGTCGAGGAAGGTGAGCCATGACTGCGAAGATCCAAGTACGCCGAGACACGACCGCCAACTGGAACGCCGGAACACCTCCGACCCTCGATGTCGGCGAGATCGGCCTCGACACCGATCTGAAGCAGATCAAGATCGGCGACAACACCAACAACTGGACGGCGTTGCCGTGGCTTGGCGGGACGCTCCCGTACTTCTCGTCTCCAGCAGGAGACATCGATGCAGCGACCAACCGTGTCGCTGGCGTGTACCGTTGGGCTGGCATTGCATCGATCACCAGCGGTACGGTTCCTGCTGCCCCGATCGACATCAAGACCGCTGACGGCGGCATCAACATGCTCGTGCTGAAGTTCGGCACGACCGTGATGCAGCATCTTTGGACTGATGGTGATGGAACCGTCACCCCGAAGTCGTACACGCGAGTGTGGGACGGCGATGTCTCTGCGTGGCGCGCGTGGGTTCCGCAGAACATTTGGGGAATCAGCGCGACCGAAGGCGTTGATGTCGTGGCGAAGAAGATCACGCTGAAGGACACGACAACCGGGCTTGTGGTCGATGGCGCTTCGACGCTGACCGGAGCGTCTACTCACGGAGGCGTTGCCTCTTTCATCGCCGGAACCGCAGCCGCACCCGCGATCACCACGACAGGCGACACCAACACGGGCATCGCGTTCACGGCCGCAGACACCGTCGTTGTTGCTACCGGGGGAAATGCCGCGATTACCGTTGGCCCGTCGCAAGGGGTCACGATGGCTGCGAATGCCACCGTGACGGGAAACCTCACGGTGTCAGGTCAGATGGCTGCAAACCTGAACATGGGTTCGAACAGGATCACCAATCTTGCGAATCCCACGGCAGCGCAGGACGCGGTCACGCGATCGTTTTTGGATACCGCGCGAATCGGACAGGTTGTCTTCGTCACATTCTCTACGAGCGGAATCCCAAGAACAGAGCAGATTGGTACATCGTTCTCTGCTTCTCCAACCGTGTTCACCAACCCTTCTTCGGGAATCGCAAACATCAGGTGTACCGCCGGACAGGTCTACCGTGGATTGTTCGTGAGTGCAGGAGGAAGTCCGCAGGCGATCATCGTTGATCAAACGGGAACTGCCGCCGATGCAACGCAGGGCGCTCTCCAAGTCCCCGGAAACCCGTTTGCATTTGACCTCATTCGAATCACTTGACCCACATCCCCGTCCAACTTCCGTTCAAGGGCTTCACGGAGCAGTCGCAGTTCTCTGCGATCCCGCAGGGCATGACACCGTCATGCGTGAACATGATGCCTTCGGATGTGTGGAGCGGAAGGATGAGGATCAGCACGCGCAACGGCACGCAGTTGTACAACCTCGGAAGCGTGCAGTTCATGTCCACCTTCCGGGCGTACATCGGCGGAACGCTCGTCGAGAAGTTGATCTTCGTCAGGAACGGAATCATCTACTACGCTGATCCGAATGCCGACCTTACGGCAACCGCGACTGCCTTCCCCGGTCAGGGAACTCTAAAACTCAACACCACGGGATTGGTCGAGGGCGTTCAGTTCAACGAGTACTTCTACTTCGTCGATGGCACGAACTACACGAAGGTTCTGCTGACGGACACTACGACTGGAGTTTCCGTTTGGGGAGATACCGTAGGAACGCACAAAGGCCCATACCACACGGATCCATCCACAAGTCCAGCAGGAAACAGAGCCACGCTGATCTGCCGATGGGGCGCTCGCGTTGTTCTCGCTGGGTACAAGAAGACCCCGAATGTGTGGTTTGCCTGCGCTCCCGACAAGGTTGCAGCAACAGGTGCGTCTGATGATGGATGGAGCGGAACCGATTTTATTGGAGCGATGAGCGGTATCGGTGGCACGGTCACCACGGCATATGGAACACTCGGTGATCCGATTGTCGCGATCTTCCCGTTTGCGCAGACCGGATTGATGTTCGGATGCACGAACTCGTTCTCGTTCCTCACCACGGATCCGATATTCGAAGAACAGGTCGCGATGGTCAGTCTGACCAAGTCGATCGGCATCGCAGGTCAGCGCGCGTACTGCCAGTCGCAGGAGAAGGGCGCGTTCATCCTTGCGAATGACGGGCTGTACTTCATCAACGCCAATGACTTCAACTTCAACCGCGCGAACCGAGTTAGCGCGGGTAGGCTCGACTCGTTCTTCCTCCGTCTCGACTTCGGAACTCCAGCCATTGGAGGCACGAGTTCGCTTTCGGGAGGAACGCTTCGATCCATCAATACGGATGGCGGCAGCGCGACTGGAGCCGACACGAAGATTCAGACACCGGAAGGTGGACTGAGCGGGGAATCGACTGCGGAATCCATTGGATTTGCGGCTGCATCGACATCGCTGACTGGCAGCACATCGACGGGAGATGTGTTCCCGTGCCTGTGCTACGACCCTGATCGAGAGGGTGTTTGGATGCTGCTGTCCGTCAGCGGTGTCGAGAACGCCAGCCTGCACATCTACTACGACCTGAAGACCGATTCGTTTTGGCCGCAGCGGTTCTCCGATCCGAACATCTACGCACCCACATCGGCCTGCTATGTGGGAAGTTCCCGAACGAAGTCCGGTCGGCTGTTCCTTGGTGGATCACAGTCGATCAGCATCATTGACCGGGCCTTCCCAATCGGAGTTGATGGTTGGGATGAGGAGATGAAGGACGAGGATCAGCGAGCGCAGTTCGTCCGTAGCAGCCTAACGATCGGCCCTGTGATCGGGCAGTTGCCGTATCGCGTGATGATGAACGAGATTCGCGTCGATCTCGCAGATGACAAGTACGAGGTTCCGAGCGGGTTCACCGACCTGAGCCAGTCTCCGATCATCAGCGTCACCAAGGGTGACACGGCGCAGACTGCGCTTGGCTTGCAGACGGACAGCCTGTTCGTCATCAACCTGAATCCGCTCGTGATCGACGGAGGCAACGCTGCTGGCGCTGGATCCGTGCTGTATGACGGAGGGACGATTGCCACCCCGTCTCCGAGCGAGATCGACGGTCGATTCGCCATTCGTCCGTTCGGACAGTACACACAGGACGATCCGTTTGCTGCTGGCATCAACCGCGTCTACAACGGCCCGGGAAACTGGGTGATTCGATGGGACACGCTTGCTCCGAGCGGAGCGCGGTGGGTCATCGAACGGGACAGCACTCCGGCCGTCGATGGTGCTGCTACTGGCGTAACCGCCGGGTCTCCTCCGCAACTCGTCGAGTACGAGCAGATCACGGCAGACATCGGATCGCCCGATGGAGCGATGATCACGATCCAGCAGATCCCTGTCAGCCCTGATGAGCGAGACAACGCGGATGTGTCAGGCGCTTCATTTCCCGAAGCGGAAGTTATCGAAGTCGGGACACTCGTACCCGGCCGCAACACGGCGAAGAAGTGCCGTATCCGTGGCGAGGCGATGTACATGACCATTGCATCGGACGGCAAGCCGTGGTCTATCGAACGCATGTCCGTCATCGTGTCACAGGTCGGAAAGAGCAGAGGTGATCCGTAATGGCTATTCCATTGATTATCGGCGGCGCGATGATGCTTGGTGGCGCTGCTATGGGCGCAATGGGCGCGAGCGCGCGCAGAAGCGCGCTGCGTGCTACTAGTCGTGCCGCCATCGCAGACTTTCGTGATCTTGGAGACGAATACCGAGACTTGTTCGCGCCGATCATGCAGCAGTACTCGCGGGAGCGGGAGGCGAACATGTCGCTGTACCGCACCGAAATGGAGCGAGCCGAGCAGTCGTTTTCACGGTACTTCGAACAGGCTCGCTCTGAGTATGGTGCTGGCATGGATCGCGCTCTCGGCGAGATGCGCATCGGTCGCGAATCGACGATCGAGGCGACTCGTCAGGAGACCCGTAGGCAGGAGGCTGCGCAGACAGCGAGCAACGCCTTCACGGGTCTTGGACAGACCACCTTCGGCCAGCAGCGCGTTCAGAACATCGGATCGCAGGGCGCTCTCCGAGAAGGGATGATCCGCGAGCAGTACGCAGGCCAGTTGTCCGCGCTTGAGGCGCAGCGAGCGCAGGGCATGTCCACGCTTTCTGCACAGATGGGACAAGGCATGTCCGGCATACAGCAGTCTCTTGCGGCAAATCTGTCGAACATGTATCAGACCTACAGCGGGAACATCGCCAACATGCAGCAGGCTGGTCTTGGTCAGCAGTTCAACATTTACCAGCAAGGTCTCAATGTCGGATACGAGTTCCGTGGTCAGGCAGCGAATCTCGCTGGAGCAAGCACAAGTGCATTTGGGTCTGCTATTGGCTCAATCGGTGGCGCTGTGTTTGGAGCCGGGTTGAGCGGCATGGCTGCTCCGGCCGCTGGATCATCAGGAGGGTTCTTCCAAGGCAACATGACCCCGAATCCTGCTTCGCAAATGGCTCCATTCGGGTCGTTTGCCGGAAACATGCAAGCAGCGCAGCACGGCTGGGGCAACTACCTGATGAACATGAGGTGAACCATGCCAACTACCAACGAAGACTTCTTCAATCGCGAGCGAATGCAGGCCATCGGCCTCGGCATCGGTCGCGGATTCCGTTCATACGACCCGAATAACCCGTTCGCTGGCGCGGGTGCGGCGATGGAAGCGACCATTGGCGCGGAGATGGGATTTGAAGAACGAGATCGATCCCGTCAAGAGCGCCTCGACGATCTTGCGGCGGTGGAGGCAAAGCAGATCGCAGCGGAAAGACGATCCGAGCAGATGCAGATCGGTGCTGAAGAGAGAGCAGAAGCGGCGAGGATTCGCACCGAGGAGAGGCAGAGAGAGAACGCGCGCAAAGATCAGCAGGAGATGCTGGATCGATTCAAGAACATGCGCGTCGGAGTTGTGGATCCCGGTCGCGCCAAGAAATCCAGCGAGTTCCAGCAGTTTGCAAACTGGTTTGCGAACTTGTTCGGGGGGAACCAGCCCCGTATCAAGGGTAAAGCGCCGATCAGCCTGTTCGACGAGTCGATGGTCAGGGAATCTTCGACTGAATCGACACCAGCCAATACACCCGGAGTTCGACACACCTACATCGATCGCGACGGGATTACGCGATACAAGGACAACGATCAGCCGTTTGGGACTTTCTGATCAGACACGAAACGCAGGATCACCGTCATGGCAATCGACCCAACCGACATCACCGAGCCGCAGTCCGAAGAAATGGTTGCGGGAGGTTCGTACATCCCGCAGGGAGAACCGTTTCAGCCTGAGCAGGCGACTCGCGGCATTGCCGACGCGCGCGACCTGACTGGCCGTGCGAGCGATGTCAACGACTTCAACCTCACCATGCGCGGCATCTCTGATGGTGATCCGGTCGGAATGGAGACCTTCGATCTCGGGTTCTTTGAGGACGGAACTCCGGCGATCACGATCAACGGAGCCAATGTCCCAATCCGTCACGAGCAATGGATGGCGCTCCTGACTCAGCGCAACAAGACTCGCGCCGAGGTGAAGGCGCGGATGATGTTCGAACACGACAAGCGCAAGGCCAAGGCCGGGATCACCAAGATCCTCGCATCCGCTCCGAGCGTCCCACCGCAACTTGGTGAGTTGCTTCTGACGATCGCCGACATGGATCCGGCAACGGCCGTGCAGGAGACTCAGCAGTTGCTCGTCAGCATGTCCAAGGACAACGGCCGCCAGCAGATCGGGAAGTTGTCCACCATGATTCAGGACAACGCTGTCGCCGCCGATTTGTCGCGCCTCACCCGTGAAACGGAAATGCAGATCGGGGAGACCGACATGGGCGACCCCATCATGGGGAAGAGTTCTCTAGCACGATCCCGGGCCGCCGAACTTCAGAAGGACAAGGATTCGCGCAAGCGCAAGACTGCCTACGCGATCAGCAACATCGACTCGATGTACCCTCCAAAGGGCATGAAGTCCGATCCATCGGTGAACGGCAAGCCGATCGGGATCTTCGACATCATGGTCGGACTGGACGGCGGCGACACGAGCGAACTGTCCCGGTTCGAACTGCTTCGAAACCTCGCGGCCTACAGCGACCTGTGGCCGTCCAAGGTCGATTGGGTCGATACTCCCATCTACTCGGATTTCGTTCCGGGAAGGCCGACGAACCCGGCAGAGGTGGACAAGTTCAGGAACTACCTGTTCGAACTCGACCAATGGGCGAGCAGCGCGCTCAAGTGGGATCGTTCCGATCCGAGAGCGATTGACATGATCGTCACCCGTGCTGTTCTTGGAAACAAGATCGTATACAACCCGAATGCGCAACCAGCACAGCAGGGTTCTACGGATCAGGGTGGCGCGAATACGGCAGAGGATCAGTTCTCCATCGACTTCGGATCGTAAGCCATGACGCAGATGAACACGCAGACGCAGATCGATCGGATTCGTGCCGCCACCGCTGCTCGCGCACGCAAGGAAATCGAGCATCGTGGCATCCGGCCTGATGCTCCCGAGGCTGCGGAGTTCATGCGGTCGGCGTTGTCCAAGGTCGAAGACGGCGCGTACACGGCTGCCTACAACAAGGCGATGGCGAACCTGTTTGAAATGAAGGTTCCCGACATCACGCTATTGTCGGAGGAAGATGCCAAGAACTGGGGTTCTCCGTACATCTCCAGCAACGAGGACGCGGATACCTATGCCACGCTTGCAGCCGAGCAGTTCCTCAAGGGAATGAAGCCGATCACTTGGGACGAGTACAACAAGAACAAGCGCGGGGTGACGGCTGCTGCAACACAGGATCTGCTTGGAAGCATGTTCGCTTCGTTCGAAGGATCTGTTGGTGCGGTGGCTGCTGGCGGATGGGGTGCTTGGGAGATGTATGGCTGGAATGGATTGATGTGGCAAGATGATCCGATCACCACAAAGCAGTTGGTCGAGCATTTTTCAAACATGGAAGATGCCCGTCAGGCCGGAGTGGAGTTTGCTCGTTATTACCTGAACCCAGTTCCTGAAAACATCGAATACGAACTCGCTGGCCCTCCGGGTCAGCCTGTTCTACCGAGCGAGAAGTTTGGAACACCGGGCGGTGCTGTCGGGCAGTTCATCGTCGGCGAGGCTGGCAATGTCGGTGCGGCGCTTGGTTCCATGCCGATGTCGGCTGGATCCATGCTCGCTCCGAATGCCGCTACCCGCGCGGTAGCGATGGTTCCGTTCGCGTTCTCCGCATACGGCGATTCGAAGTTGACGCGGTATGAGATGTATCAGGAGCAGGTGCAGTTAGCCGAGCAACTCGGCATTGAACCTCCCCCGATGCCATCTGTGGCCGAGTTCGAAACATGGGGAGCGATTGGCGCTGCGTTCGAAGTCGCATCCGAGTCTGTCGGCGACACCGTGCAGGTGGCGGCGATCAAACTCAAGCCCGGAAAGTGGGCTGGCCGTTACGGAGGCGCTCGCCTTCGTGGCGCACTTGAGGCGTTGCAGTCCAGTTTCGGACGCGACCGTGGTCTCATCGGTGGTCTGAAGCGTGTCGGAGCGACCGCTGGCATTGCTGGCGTGACCGAAATGCTGGAAGAAGGTTTCCCGCATGTCGGCGAACAGGTGCAGGACTGGGCAACCGAACTGTTCGACCCCAACGACGAGTTTTGGGAGAAGCCAGTCGATCGCCAACTGTTCAGCGAGGACACTTGGCACTCGATGAAGGTCGGCGGTTACGCTGGAGCCTTGATGGGTGGAGGCGCATCGATCGCCAGCCCATCCGCATTCAAGCGCAGGAAGGAAGCGCGTGAGGTTGCAGCCGAGGCTCGCAAGGGAACATCGTTCGTCACCGAGACGCTGACCGAGGGCCAGCAGATCGACGAGGCTCGCCGAATCGCGCCGCAGTCGGGGCAGGTGTCATCGTCCGCGAAGAAGCAGGCGCTTGAGAACTTCCGGCGCAATGTGATTCCCACGCGCAGCAGCGCGATGGCAATGCACCATGTCGAGCAGTTGGCGGCTGGAAACCGTGGCGTGATGGTCATCGACCCCGCCGACATGGCTACCACGATCACGCCTGCGGTTCGCGACCACATGAAGGCGCTCGGCATCTCGACCAAGCCGATCGGAACCATCGACGGCAAGAAGGTGTTCGCTCACAACGCCGACATCTCGCAGGTCATGGACATGATCGGCAAGGGCCAGTTCCGCGAACTCGGCGGCAACATGCTGCGCAACGATGGGCAGGTGATGGTGGGAGCGGTTGTCCTCAAGGACAACGCTGGACGCATCGTCGATGTCATGCCGTACTCCGATCCGGCGCAGGCGTATGCCGAAGGCACGGCCATCGCCGCCTTCGCGCAGGAGAATGGTCTCACGATCGATGTCGTGAACCACCAAACCCCAACGACCTACGCGGACATCACGGACTCCATCCGCCGCGTGCAGGATGCCGATGCCGTCCAACTGGGTCTGCCGCAGCGCGAGCGCCAGCAGGTTCCCGCGCGTCAGGTCACCCGTGGAATCAAGACGCTGCGTCTCGACATCGAAAGGACGGCGCGCGGAAGCAAGGCAAAGCGCGGAGCCAAGAAGGATGGCGCGTTCGAATCTCCGTACCTGACCGCCGAGGAAGTCGGAGATGCGAAGAACTCCGATGTGACCGTGACGGTCTCGTTGTCGCGCGTTGCCGAGGACGGCATGTCCGATGGCGAACGAAACCTGTCCAAGATCACGGACGCGAACGCCACCATCCTCGACGGGAAGGTCGTGTTCTCCATCAAGCAGCCCGATGGATCCGTCCGTCAGGTGGAGAAGGATGTGCGCATGGACGGCGCATACCTGTCGCAGGTTTCGCCTGACGGCGTGTTCCTGATTCGTGAGAACGGAACGGCGATGAACGCGCGGACTGCGTTCGCGATCGCCCTGCACGAGATGCGTCACCGCACGCTGTCCCGTTCCAAGGCTGGAGCGCAGTACTTCGCCAAGTTGCTTCAGATCGACCCTGCATACGCCATGCGTGGCGGCGCGCAGTACATGCGTCAGCGTTTCAAGGAACGCTTCGCTGGGGTGAGCGATGCGCAGGTCATCGCCTACTACCGTGGTCTGCACGAGGCCGTGAAGTCTGTGCAGCAGGGCGTGGCGACCCCTGAACAGCAGACGATGGTTACGGAGGCAGGAGGCATTGGGCAGGCAAGGGCAGAGATCCGCACCTTCTCCGAGGAGAGCGTCACCACTACCGCCAACAGGGCGCTGGGGCAGACCGCTACGCTCGCTGCGGAGTGGGAAGGCATCTACAAGAACTCGCAGGAGAAGTCGTTCCGCAGGTTCGCGGCGTGGATGTCCAACGCTCTCGTCAAGAACGGCTTCGTCGGCCCCGAGGCCCAGCAGGCTCTCTTCGAACTGCGCCAGCGCCTCGACGGCGTGCGCGAGGAGGAGATTCAGATCCACCGCAAGTTCAGCGACAGCGTGTCCGAGTCTGTCCGCGAGGACTTGGAGAAGGCCGCGCGCCGCGACGAGTCGCGCAGGATGCTTCAGGGTGGTCAACCCGCAGGCGCTGCGCCTGCTTCAACCCCGGCCGCAGCCCCATCGCCGGGGGTTTCTCCCTCTCTCCGCGAGCCGCAGGCCCGTGGCATGGTGGCTCCAGTCGGCGGCGACGAGGACAAGCGTCAGCAGATCGATCAGGCGCTGGCGGCCGTGCAGGAGGCGCAGAACGCCCCGCCCGAGCAGCGCGACAGCATGTTGGCGAACGCTATCGGGATGCTGACGCAGATCGCGCCTCTTCTGACACAGACCTCGGCCCAGTTGGCTGGCGTTCGCGCCGCCCGACCACAAATGCAGTCGCCAACCACTCGCCGCATCCCCGAGGAGATGCGCGATGTGGCTCCTGCGGAGGTTTCGGTTCCGGTGACACCGCAGGGTGGGGTGCAGTCCGCAATGCCCGACCTTGAGGCATCGGCTCGCCGCCAGCGGAACGCACAGAACGCGATGGCGATCCTTCAGGGCGGCCAGCCAGCCGAGCCTGTCGATCTTGGCACGGTCGCTCGCATCCAGCGCGCGCAGACCTTCATGCAGGATCCCGAGGAGGAGATCCGCATGTCCGTCCGCGAGCGCCCCGGCCGCCGCGAGGCGAACGAGGATGTCCGCAGGATCCGAAACGGGTTCATGGACGAGCGCGGCATCGAACCCGAGGCCCGTATCGAGGACACCTACGCGGAGGTCGATCCCGACTTCGCGAAGCGGCTCGCCGACTGGTACGAGACTGCCGAGGTCAACTACGACGATCCGAAGATGCTGGCGGCCTACCGCCAGTTCGGCAAGGAGACGCTCGACCAGTACAAGTACCTCGTCGATCAGGGCTACGAGATGATCCCGTGGGCAGGCAAGGGCCAGCCCTACGCGGACAGCGCAGACATGATCGAGGATCTGCGCAACAACAAGCGCCTCTACTACTACAAGACGGTCAACCCCGAGGAGGCGAACTCGTTCGGTTCGAATCCCGAGGCGTTCCGCGAGGCGATGCGGAAGAACCCGCTGCTTGAGGACACGGGCATCGAGGTTCTCGACAGCGAGGGCAACCCGTACAAGCAGACCTACAACGACCTGTTCCGTGGCGTGCATGACATCCTCGGCCACGGAGCCGAGGGGTTCCAGTTCGGGCCGCAGGGCGAGGAGAATGCCTACCGCTCGCACGCTGTGATGTTCTCGCCGCTCGCCCGTCAGGCTATGGCGACCGAGACCCGCGCGCAGAACTCGTGGGTGAACTTCGGGCCGAACCGCCGCAATCCCGATGGCACGGTGTGGGGCAAGGAAGACCCGCGATACGGCCCGTGGATTGAGAACCTAAAGCAGGGCGTTGGGTATGCCGATCAGAAGCCCGTACTCACACCGCCGGAGTTCCTTGGCCTGTACGAGGCTCCGCAGCAGGCACGCGCATCGCTTCGTCCGATCGCTCGCGAGGAGATGACTCCTGCGATGCAGACATGGAGCGAGGGGTCGAAGGTTGTGGACGAGAACGGCGCTCTCATTCCCGTGTATCACGGAACATCGAAGGACAAGGACTTCAACAAGTTCAAAATCGGGAAGCGCGGGGCGTGGTTCACAACCAATCCTCAAGACGCATCTATGTATGCCATGCAGAACGACAGCATGGGATTCAAGAGCGAGCCGACACCAACGGATCCGTGGGCTTCTCGGAAAACCAATACCGCATCGCGAGTGATTCCGGCGGTACTGAATCTGAAGAACCCTGCCAAGTACTACAAGGATGTCTCGGCAGAGGATCAGAAGGCGCTTGAGACATCGCAGAACTACGCGCTCGCGCAGGCCCGTGTCTTCGACAAGTTGCGCCGTCAGGGATTCGACGGTGTTGACATGGGCAATGGTGTCTATGTCGCCTTTGAACCGAATCAGATCAAGGGCTACTTCAATGCCAACCCGACCGCCGACGAGCGCATCATGTACTCGCAGGCAGAGGAGCCTGCGAAGCAACCATCCGCTGCAAAGATCGCGGCCAATGAGCAGGAGAAGATCGAGAAGGCTGCAAAGAAGGCCGCTGCCGCGCAGAAGCGCCGCGAGGCAGAGATCGCGCGCAAGCGCAAGCAGCAGGCTTCTGTTCGCCGCGAGGCAAAACTCTCCAAGCCATCCATCTCGATCAGCGCGGAGGTGACGGCGGCTCCGTACATCAACCCGAACATCATCACCACCACGGCGCAGCGCGATCCGCAGTTCTCGACGCAGAAGGCATACGATCGGATCAACGATCAGGTCGCCGAACTGCTGTCGAACAACACCTACCGCGATACGCTCGGCAAGGCGATTTCCGCTGCTACTGACGGGCGCGTCACATCGCTTGGCAAGCCGCGCCGCATCCTCGGAAGTTTCCAAGGTCGCGTCGAGCAGTCGATGCGGATCAGCATCCCCGGAGCAACGCACGAGGATCATGTCAGAGTGTCCAACCTGCTCGGATCTCTCCTCATGCAGGAGGCAGCGATCACGATCAGCGAAGATGTGGCTAATGCTCCAGCATCGGAAGTAGCCACAGCCGTGATCATGCAGGCAGATCCGAACATCTCGGACTCTGCTTTGCGGACGCTACTTGCCAATGCCGACAAGCAACTTGTCGGTGCTTCCACTACGGAAAGTGGAAAGGGCGTTTGGGCGGTGTACACTCCGTATCCGGGGAACACGCTCACACGAAGGCAGTTCCTTGAGAACGCCAAGCAGTTTGCCGCGCAGAACGGTCTCACGATTGAGAACGCGCCTGTCCGCAGCACCTACACGACGATCGGAGCCACAGATGTCTTTGGAAGAACACGACAGGTTGGTCGCAGAACTCGGAATACCGTCAGCCAGCAGGGAAACCTTGATCCGAAGTGGAGTGCTTGGATCGACGCTGCTGCCCCGATCGTTGAAGCCCTCCGCGACGAAGGGTTCGACATCAACATCCCCG